AAGATGCGACCACCCAAATATTACGACCAACAACTAGAAAAGGAGGATAAAATAAAATATGATAGAATAAAATTAAGAAGAATGATAAAAGGAGAAGAACACGAAGATAATAATACAGCAAAAAGATTAGAAGTTAGAGAAAAATTAACCGGAATTAGATTAAAACAACTTAAAAGAGGCTATGAAAATGAAACATGAAATATTCGCAATACTCGACATGAAAGTAGAAGCATATCATAAACCATTCTTCGCTAATTCAGAAGGAGAAGCAAAAAGAATGATCATTGAAACAGCAAAGGATGAACAAACAACATTCCACAAATACCCTGAAGATTTCCAACTATTCCATTTAGGAAATTATAATGATTCGACAGCAAAAATTGAATCAAACGAACTACCTATATTATTAGGGAACGTTCTAGAAATATATACACAGGGTAATAAACAAAAAAGTATTTCAAACTATGAACAAGGGGAAACAATATGAAATCAGTAATGAGTCACAACTTTTCACAAATTCCAAAGGCAAACATTCCAAGATCACAATTCGACCGATCACACGGACACAAAACAACATTCGATGCAGGAAAATTAGTTCCAATCTTTGCAGACGAAGCATTGCCAGGAGACACATTCAATTTAAACATGTCTGCATTTGCAAGGTTAGCAACACCCATCGCACCGATTATGGATAATATGAAAATGGATTCATTTTTCTTTGCTGTACCCATAAGATTAATTTGGGACAACTGGGAAAGATTTAATGGAGCACAAACAGATCCTGGAGATAGCACAGATTTTTTAGTACCAACAATGCCAGCACCAAGTGGTGGATTTACAGAATTATCATTATTTGATTACTTAGGAATACCAACAAAAATAGATGATATAGATATTAATGCATTCTGGAGTAGAGCTTATAACCTCATTTGGAATGATTGGTTTAGGGATGAAAATCTACAAGAATCTATAGTAGTTGATAGAGATGATGGTCCTGATATAGAAACAGATTATGTTCTTAAAAGTAGAGGAAAAAGACATGATTATTTCACCTCATGTTTACCCTGGCCACAAAAAGGCGAAGAAGTAACAATCCCTTTAGGAACAGACGCTCCAATTACTGGTATAGGAAAACACAATCAAACATATGCATCTGGACCAATCAATTCTTATGAAACAGATGGATCAGGAACAAAAAGTTACGCTGATTATAAACAAATTGAAGCAGGTGTAAACGATGCTTTTTATGTAGAAGAAGACCCAAACAATGCAGGGTATCCAAATATAAGAGCAGATTTAAGCCAAGCTACTGCTGCAACAATTAATGCTTTAAGATTAGCATTTCAAGTTCAAAAATTATATGAAAGGGACGCAAGAGGCGGAACAAGGTATACGGAAATAGTACAATCACATTTCGGCGTTATATCGCCTGATTCAAGACTTCAAAGACCGGAATATTTAGGAGGAGGTTCCTCAGCAGTTAATATTCATCCAATAGCTCAAACTAGTTCAACAGATGTAACAACACCTCAGGGAAATCTTGCAGCAATGGGAACAACATCAAGTAATGGACATGGATTTACAAAATCCTTTACAGAACATTGCGTAATATTAGGATTAGTAAACGTAAGAGCAGATCTTACATATCAACAAGGATTAAATAGAATGTGGTCAAGACAATCCAGATGGGATTTTTACTGGCCTGCACTCGCACATATAGGAGAACAAGCTGTACTTAATAAAGAAATTTATACTCAAGGTGATACAGTCATTAATGGAACAACAGGTAATCCATACGATGAAGAAGTATTCGGATACCAAGAAAGATTTGCTGAATACAGATATAAACCTTCACAAATCACAGGACGATTCAGATCAAACGCAACTGGATCACTCGATCTCTGGCATCTATCACAAGAATTTGGATCATTACCAACATTAGATAATACATTTATAACAGATGCACCTCCAATCGACAGAATTATAGCTGTCCCTGGGGAACCGCATTTTATATTTGATTCATACTTTAGTATTAAAACAGCTCGGCCTATGCCAGTATATTCAATACCAGGTAAAATCGATCATTTCTAAGGGGAAAATATGTGGGGTTCAGTAGCATTAGCAGGAGCCTCCCTATTGGGAGGCATGTACGGTGCAAATAAAGCAGAACAAGGTCAAACATCTGCAAATAGATCAAACGAAAGAATAGCAGTAGAAAATAGAGCGTTTCAAGAAAGAATGTCTAATACAGCAGTACAAAGAAAACAAGCAGATTTAAAAAAAGCAGGAATAAACCCTATACTCGCCGCCGGAGGTGGCGGAGCTGGTGGAGCCGCTGGAGGGGCCTCTACTCCTCAAGGTTCCACCGCTAAAATGGAAAATGTAAAAGGACAATCATCCACATTATTAAATCAAGCAATTCAATCTTCCGTAACATCTGCAATTGCAGCTACTAGAGCAACAGCAGAAGTAAAACAAAAACAAGCTCAAACAGAAGGAATTGGTTATGAAAACATCCACAAGAAAGCATCTACATATTATGCAACTCAAATAGCAGGATCAAATGCCTGGAAGAAAAACTTTGAAATGGAGATGGCATCCCAGGGAGTTGAAAAAAATAAATCATTAATTCACCAAGCAGTTGAAAAAGCTAAACAAGAAATACAAAATACAAGGAAAGCTATTGCCACAGCAAAAACAGTAGAACAAAAGGAAAAATTAAAAAGACGACAGATAAAAAATAAACAATTTCTCTTCTATTTTGATGAAGCAGCAAAAAGAGTTGGTTTATCAATAAAACAAATAAGAACAAAATAAAAAAAAAAAAAAAGAGAAAAAACATTTGACAAAAAAACATCAATTCGATATATTAGAGAAAAGCTAATAAATTAAAACTCTAATAAAGGAAAAAGATGACACAAAAACAAATGGAAAAAATGCTCTGGAAAAGATTAAAAGAAATAGCCAAAATGATGGATGTAGAAGATTTACATAAATTTACACAAGATGAGAAATTAGATTCAAAAAAACTTAAAAAAGCCCAATTTAACGTGGTTAATCATTTAATGAAAAAGGAAATGCTATGACAACAAATATTCGGAAAAAATACGGAAAAAGAAATCCAGTATTGGTAAATTGTGAAACAATAGGAAAAACTAAACCAGAATTTAAAGAATCATGTGATATAAATCATATATTGAATAAATATCAAAAAACGGGCCAACTACCAATAATGCAAAAAACTCCTCTTTATGAGGATTTTTCAAGTGTTCCTGATTATCAAGGATCACTTAACATAATTATAAAAGCTGAAGAACAATTCAATAATTTACCTTCAGATATTCGAAAAAAATTCGAAAACGATCCATCAAAATTTCTAGAATTTGTGGATAATAAAGATAATAGCGAAGCAATGATTAAAATGGGATTAAAAGAGGCTGAATTTCAGCCAGAAATAATTCCAGAAACAACGCCAGAACAAGCCGAAGAGGCATCGTAAAACTGGTCGTGGTCAAACTTGCGACCAAGTTTGTTTCCCCCCGAAACCGGGGCCTCCGGAGGAGGAATGTACAGTTCTCTCTTGATGTAACTGTACGGACTGACACCGGAAGTCCAAAAAAACAAAAAATAGGAGAAAAAAATGAGATTTAAAAAACGAAAAATTAATGGAAAAAAATCAAGAAAACTATTCTCTAGAACTGCCAGAAAAGTAAATAGAAAAAACGGATCTGGTTCAATTATGCGAGGCGGATATAGGTTATGAAAAATGGCATGTTTTCGACCACTAAAAGGATGGAGAAGCAAAGACGTAAATGAAAATGGGAAAAGGAAAATAGTATTTAACGCTAAACAAGGTTTCTTAGATATGCCCGTAGAGTTACCCTGCGGGCAATGTATAGGATGTCGATTAGAACGTTCAAGGCAATGGGCAATGAGATGCGTTCACGAAGCAATGGAACACGATGCAAACTGTTTTATAACATTAACATATGATCAAGAAAATTTACCAAAAGACGGTTCACTTCACCTTGAAGATTTCCAGAAATTCTTTAAGAGACTTAGAAAACAATATGGAAAAGGAATCAGATTCTTTCACTGTGGTGAATATGGAGATAAAAATAGTCGTCCTCATTATCACGCTATTATTTTTGGCTTGGATTTTAAAGACAAAAAATTATATTCTACTAGAGACAATATTAAACTTTATACAAGTAAATCTTTAGAAAAACTTTGGGGCAAAGGATTTTGTCCAATAGGAGAAGCAAATTTCGAAACAGCTGCTTACGTTGCACGATATATAACAAAAAAAGTAACAGGTAATAAAGCAGATGAATATTATAATGGAAAAAAACCAGAATATACAACAATGTCTAGAAGGCCAGGAATTGGATCAAATTACATAAAAAAATATTCTGAAAATGTTTATAAAGATGATAATGTAGTATTAAGAGGAAAAAAGATGCGACCACCCAAATATTACGACCAACAACTAGAAAAGGAGGATAAAATAAAATATGATAGAATAAAATTAAGAAGAATGATAAAAGGAGAAGAACACGAAGATAATAATACAGCAA